TCTAACTTGAGAAGGTAATGGTGTTCTCACTATATATTGATTTAATTGGTTACAAATTTAAATCTTTGTATAGCTGCAATCAATAGTGAACATTTAATCTCTCAGATTATTTTTCAAATCGATTTTAAGATTAAACTATTTAACTATACTACTCGTCACTTATTGCAATATCATGTGACTACAACTATACAAAGAAAATAATAACAAGTGGCACCCATTTGCAGGTAGGTGTTAATCCAATGGTTTCGATTACAGCATACGTTCTGTAATATTCCCTGCTTGTTCTTGTTATTAAGGATTTAGTAAGGCAAATGCCTGCATTGTTTCATCACTACTTATGCTATAGTCAAAAAATGCGTGGTAGTTATATTACCACTAAGTTAATGTCTTGTAACTTATACAATGCAAACTACAATGAGTTTGTCTAATCAACGGCCAATATAACTGTTTATGGTTAGTGTTCCACGTGCCTTGTGTGCTAAACTGTCACTACTCAGTATTATTATAACCTGTGCACAAGTTATAACTGCTTTTCTCTAGAAGAGTGTTCTCTATGAAATGTAAGATAACTACCTAAATAACTTATATATTCAATAACTCTATCTTGTTCATCATAGAACTTTACACGATTTATATAGTCTTCATAAACTTTTTCAAGTTCTGTTTCACTATATATTGTTTCTTCATCTTTGTTTCCTATTACTACACACTGACCCATAGCTCTATATTCTGAGTAATATTTTACAGGCTTAAATTCTAAATGAGCTTGTAATACTATCTCTCGCAGTAGAAAACTAAAACAATTACCTAAACTTTCAAGGTTTTCACGAATATTGAGTTTTAACTCTTCTTCCTGACGCATAAACAATAAAAATTTAACATCATCATTAGCCAATAAATCATCTATAGACCTAATTATATCTGTAGCCCAATATACATTCTTACAAAGAAACTTTGCAATTACCTCTACTTCATAAGACTCTTCCATATCATAATCATATCCTGATCTTGTATATGTATAAGTTAATATGCTAAATTCTACTTTATTACTATAATCTAATGTAATAGTAAGACCATGAAAATCCTCTACAATATTATAATCAGGCAATAAAGCAATTTCTTCATCTTTAGCTATTTCAGCTAAATACTTTGGACTACCTTCTTTATAGTCTTTAGCATTAGAACGGTGATTCTTTTTAGTAAAGTAATTATCAATTACTTCTTGAGGTACTGTATTGTTAAAAAAGTTATTTAACAAGAATAATTCAGATACGTGAATTTGAATGTTTTTCATTGTTTGTAAATTAAAAGGATTTTTCATTGTTTTTAAATTAAAAGGTGAGTAAAAACAGGAGAAAGCAGAGCCACTATAAAATGGATGCTTTCCGTACCTGCCATATTTTAATCAAACTTGGACACTTTACTTATCCAATCAGCAATTGTATTAGTATCACAATAACCTTCAACAACATCACCACCAAAGTCATACCAATTACCATCTTTATCCCAAATAGCAATCTCTGCATTTGATGATTCTACAGTATCTTGTTTTTCAAGGTCCATACCTGCAGGATGGTTTTTATTATCACAATAATTACCATAACCAAATTGAACTGATATAGTCCAATTGTTAGCAAATGTCATTGCAAATCCTTTTTTTGTTCTTGATCTAAGCATTTTGTTTGTTTTTAAATGATTAATTATATTTTACGTCAATTGCAATTGCAACAAATAACAATGGTAACACTATATAACAAGTAATTTTTGTAAGCATAAGACCTATTTCAGGCTCATTAAACATAAAAGACATAGCTGTAAGTGTAAAACCACCTATTAGCACCACGATACATGATGCTAATAGGAATTCAAGAAACTTAATCATTTTACCCAATTATATTTCTTGTTAAGGTTATTTAATGCTACTGCTCTAAGCAGATGACCTAGCATGTATACTTTGTCATCAAACTCTTTACCACTTGTGCTAGTAAATGTGAGCTGTATTCTCTCACCTTTTCTAGTATAAGCAGTGTTAAAATCTAATCCACTTGTTTTAGCAAGCCTTGCATTATCTTCAGTCTTGTTAATCATCACATTATATGTGTGAATAACAGTGTGATTGACAATGATTGATTTAATTCCAAATATTTTCACGGCAAATAGTCTTTCATATTATACTGCTAATGGACTAGAGCAGTTGTGTTTTACACCTAAAACTATTACTCATTGATAGTGCTTTCTTTGCTAAGACTATTAACAATCTTTAGATTGTCACATCACTTATATCAATGCTCATAGAAACTGGTGCCCTCAACAACTTGGGAAGTTATTAAGTTTTTTTCTTTATGCCTGCTAAGGCTGTTGTGGTATTACATCTCAAAGCAATAAGAGAAAACCTTTGGAGTTTGTTTGGAATCTTAAGGTTTACCAACCTTGATTATTTACTTCTATAAGACCATTCAGTTATAGTTCTAGAATGCACAGTATTAGCAAGTCTTTCTCTTGATTTAAGAAATGTCATAATATCTGTATCTAATTCTTCTTTAACTATGTTGTTAATCTTATCAAACAACTCTTTATAATCATTAAGAGTCTTTTTATTCCTAGCATTATGCAATTCTTCTTGAATACTCACGGTTTTTGTGTTGTGCATCCTACAAAACTCACAATAGTGAGAACTTCAGAGCAATAGTTTTTAATTGCATTCTAATAACCATCAATTTCTGGTTGAGCATAATCAACAGCATCATCATAGTTGTTAGGTCTACTGAATATGTTACTGTAATGTTCTACTTCTGCTTTAGTTAAAGTCTTAATTTTACAGATAAAACAATCAGAATCCATGTCACCTTGCCAACCAACATTGTAAAGAGTTGAATAGAACTTGTATACATATCCATCAATAGGATAAGATTGTACTTCTGTTCTAGAATCAATTTCTCTATTACTATAAAACTCTTTCTCAAGGTTATTATAGAACTCTTCTCTTGATACTTCAATAATCTCTCTATCAAAGTTATCGTAATTCGCAAATAATTCAGCTCTGTTCACGTTATGTGTATTTGAGGATTAGTGCTATTTATTGATAATTATCTAGCTTTAGCACATAGCTGATAATGTTCACTTTCTAGGCCGTAATAACTACAACACATAAACTCAATGATAGATACTAGTACAAAACATACACTGTCTACGCACAGGTAAATTTAATTACTCAAACTATTAGCTAATAAGCAAATGCTTTGTACTAGTATTATCTACTAACTAGTAGATGTCTATCCTTAGGCTTTATCATTGTACAACATGCGGAGCACAAAGATAATCCCGAAGGATTATCCATTTGCTTTAATAACTCCAACAACTTTCTTAGTTGCCTTGTTACATAGACATAGATTGGTATCTTCAATAAGAATTATTTGAAAGTTCTCAATTGGAGATATATCTTTGTTATGTAACTTCTTGGCCAAGAAAATTGTTTCTTTCTCACCTTCTATTAGTTGGCATCCTTCTTTTGGTTCTAGTATTTCTACTGTTTCAAGAAAGTTTTCTCGCAGCCAACCTTTAAGGGATATTACGAACTTTGGTTTTGACTTGTAGTCTGACATAAGATGTAGGGATAAGTGAATTAACAAACTTAAGAGGGGGTGCTTTTGGTAGCTACTCACCACTCCCATACTCACAAAACTTTTTTGCATTTTATAAAAAAATTTTATTTACCTTTGTACTGTAACCTAATTTTAAAACACCTCTTAAAGTTAGACCACCCATAAGTAAAAGTGGGTTAGAAGTTGGATCAAGAGTTTGCAAATAGTAAACTAAGTTTCTCCGATAGTTACAAAAATGATTTTGATATAATTGTAGGACTACCACCAACGTGTAAGGGAAAGAGTAGGCTAGGGGCTAAAAACCAACTACAGGAAATTCAAAATTAACATTCAAACCTCAAGGGGAAAATTATACCTACTCAGTAACAAGTGATTATATTAAAAGTAAACAGATTTGTTTATTTTTATTTTGGATATCCAAACTATGGTTTTACATTTGTAAAAAATATAAGATATGATAATGTATGAACCACACCCAAAGGGTATTTTAATTGAGTACAAGGAAGCAACTAAAACTTCAACTGGAGTTTACCTTCCTGATGGAATGCAGAATTTTGAATTAGATGATTATAATGGTGATACCATTATGGCTGTTGGTAAAGATGTTGAGCTTTATAAAGTAGGAGATACAGTTATGTTTTTTCCTCATTCTATTCCAACTAGCTTTCAAGGTAAAGATTCTGATGGTGTAAAACACAAGTACCAAATGTTTAGAGAAGCTGATATCTGCTGTAAGTGTATCTTAACTAATATGTAATGACACAGTTAAATCCACCATTATGGTTATACATTCCAGAACTAAAAGCTTATGGTCTAGCTCACTTTGTTGAGAACCACGGATTAGAGCATCATTTATATTGGACTGTGTTTATGGATAATGGTGAGATTTGGACTTTACCTAATGATAGAGTAAGGGCTGGGTACAATAAAACTTTAGATAGATATGAAAAGAATAGAGATAATGGCAAGTCAACTCAATGAGTTGTATACTACAGTAAATCACTTGCATAAGAATAAGCAACTTACTGAACATATGGATGCAGATATAGAACATGGTGGCAATGTCATTAGGTTTATATATGATAGGAATATGGGTAGAAAAGGATCTTGGGTAGTCATCACACCTATTAGTGTGGTGTATGATGAGGATTAATTTTGTATTTTTGTTTAAAGATTCTAACAATGATTATAGATCCTAAATGTGGGTCAAATACAGTAGTGTTTGTTCACAAAGAATTTGATGCAGTAATAGAAAAACTAGGTGTATATACAGAACTTGCTAAGAAATTTATTAAAAGGAATAAAAGGTATCAGTATATCAAGCATGTGGAGAAACTTCCTGATGGAAAATGGGTCTTGGTTTTTAAAGTACTGCCATCTAATCATGAATCTATTAAGGAATATAATAGGATTGTAGAGGGTAGCAAGAGAGAACTTTGGATTAATTACTTAAACCACTTTATAATAGGATGATAATCAAGGCTCTTGAACAACTAGTTACTTTTAAAGATTCTACTAATGAGAATGGGGAACCCGTTACTCTTGAGATTCCTGGAAAGTTTATAGTTAAGAGAGTTGAGATTTTAGAAGTAGTAGAGTTCTCAGAGATTATTAATGAGAGAACTAACAAGCCATACAAAACTAGATGCCTACTTAGGACTATAGATGGTTGGTTACCTGTTAAGCATTCTTTTGAGCAGTTAATGGAAATGAAAAATACACCACAAAGAATAATAATAAGAGGATTTTATGTTGCAACAAGAAGTAGTAAAGGTATTAACAGAAATAAGTAAGAAACACAATATATCATACAAGGATGCTAAGAATATCTACTGTGATGTGTTTGTTTTTTTAATAGATGGATTTAGTAAAATTTCTGATAACAATCCAGAAACTTGGAATAGTAACTGTATTGTCAAAAATTTTGGTAAATTTGTAGTGAATAAAAGTAAATTAAAAAGATATGGAATTAACAAAAAGATTGAGGGAGAATCCAATGAACTCCCCACTTAAGTTTATAGGAAGATTATTTGAACTTAGGGATGCTGCTCATGTTGAGCATTTAAAAACTAGAAGCTTTGCTGCACACAGTGCACTCAACACACTCTACGATGACTTATTAGATTTAGCTGATGGCTTTATAGAAAGCTACCAAGGTAAGTATGGCATTGTTGCTATTGATATTAAACCATCAAGACCAGATAATTTTCTAACTTTTTTACAAGAGTTTGCTAACTATGTAGAGAGTTCAAGAGATGTGTTTAAAGATGAGTGGTTAAGAAACCAAGTTGATGAGATTTCCTCATTAGCATACTCTACAATTTATAAATTAACATACCTTAAGTAATGAAAATATTTGATCTAAAGGATAATGAGATTGCTATCTCACCAGAGATCTTAACTATTGAGTGTTTTGAGACTCTTTGGAAGAGTGACAAAAGTAAAAATAAGATTAATGCTTACAACGACTTTAAGTATATTTACCATTTATGTGATTTCAACTCTCCATATAATAACTACTCACAGGAAAAAAGGATTGAAGCAATCAAGGAGGAGGTTGTTGGTAACAAAGAATATGAAGCTTCAGAGCAAGTCCAGCAGGCTTGTAAGATATACAAAGGACTAAAAGAAACACCTATTGAAAGGTTGTTTAATAGTGTTAAAGATAAGATAGAAGAAATGTCAGACTATTTAAAAGAGAATACCCTTGATAGTGAATCAGTTACACCAGTATTGAAGATAATGGATTCTATTAGTAAGGTAATCTCACAATATAAGACATTGGAATCAGCAGTTAAATCTGAAAAAGAAACTACTGCTATTAAGAATAGAGGAGATAAAATTGTAAATACGTCTTTTAATGTATGATATTAAGTAATACAAAAGCATTCCTAGAGGCTAGAACAGAGTTTGAAACTACGGGATTTTATACTAAAGCTCTTATTGGTACATACCAATATAATGAGTTTTGGAAAGAGGAAGTAAGAAAGTGTATGGAAGGTGTAACTATAGGTAATGTCACAATACCTGGAACATATTATTTCTACCTGAACTACACTAGGATGCTTTTAAAAGATGAAAAGACTGGGAGAAAGACTGAAGGATTTCCTAGGTTTACAGATGTGGATTTAGAATTCTTTACTCTTATTGAACAGGCTAGAAAAGAGAAGAAGGGTTTTATAATGGTTAAGCCAAGAAGAACTGGATTTTCTTACAAAAATGCTGCACTAGTTGTGCATGAATACAATTTCTTTAGAAATGCTAAGTGTATTATCTCTGCTTATGAAAATAAGTACTCAGATAATACAATGGCCATGACATTGAATAATATTAACTTTCTAGATCAGAATACTGTATGGTATAAACCTAGAAACCCTAATACTCAGGACTATGTGAAATCTAGACATCAACAAAAGATGGAAGATGGTAGAGATGTGTGGGTAGGTTATCAATCTGATATTAGAAAGATTACATTTAAAGATAACTCATTTGCATCTGCAGGTATGAGTAGCTCTATTTTCCTATTTGAGGAAGCAGGTATCTTTAGTAATATCATAGAATCATATAATATTTCTGAACCATGCTGGAAAGATGGTGATGATGTTATTGGTATTCCTATTATTTATGGTACAGGTGGAGACATGGGTGGTGGAACTGCTGCATTTTCTGAAATGTATTATGATCCAGAGAGGTTTAACCTACTAGCATTTCCCAATGAGTGGGAACCTGAAAAAGGAAACCAACAATGTGGGTGGTTTTTACCGTCTACTAAGCAAAGATTTGGAGTTTATACTGATAAGGAAAGTAAAAAGACTTTTCCATTAGTAGATTTTGAAGGTAATTCCAATGAAGAGTATGCTCTAAAGTCAATTATGGCTTATAGAGAAACTAAGAAGGGTAATCCATCAGCTTATAGAGATGCAGTAACACAGTATCCACTTACACCATCAGAAGCCTTTTTAGTGACATCAGGAAATATGTTTCCTACTATGCTACTTAATGAAAGGTTAGCTGACATTAAAGTTAATTCTCAGAAATATATTGAGAGTAACTGGCTTGGTGTAATTGCACCATCAGAAGATGGAGAGTTAAGGTTTACTACTATGGATAATGTACATCCACTTAGAGATTATCCTATTAAAAGAAGACCTGATGATAGTATAATAGGATGTATAGAAATTTATGAGCAACCACAGAAAGATAATGATGGGAAAGTGTTTGTTAGAAGATATGTTGTAGGTATTGACCCTTATGATGATGATTATTCTACTACAGATTCTGTAGGTTGTGCTTTTGTATTTGATAGATTTACTAGAAGAATAGTAGCTGAGTACACAGGCAGGCCACAATTAGCTAAAGATTTTTATGAGAATTGTAGAAAATTAATTGTATATTACAATGCTGCAGGATTCCCAGAGATTAATAAGTTAGGTTTTGTTACCTATATGGAACACAGAAAGTGTTTACATATGTTAGCAGAGACTCCAATGCAACTTAGAGATAAGATTGAATGGAAACCTAATCTAAATACATCTTATGGGTTTAAAGCAACAGAGAGAACTAATACATGGGGTAGAGAGTTGATTAGAGAATGGTTATTGGAACCAATTGAACCTAACTCAGAAATACTTAATGTAAATAGACTTCGTTCTACAGGCTTAATACAAGAATTAATTAAGTGGAACAAAGATGGTAACTTTGATAGGGTGTCAGCTTTGATTGCTGTATTGATATTAGATGTAACTTTGAACAAACAAGCAATACAAGCTGAAACAAGAAGCACTAAGAATTTTTTAGAATCTGATTTCTTTAAAGCAAGAGGATTTTTAAAACATAGTGATGACCCATTTGCTGATAATAGCTATAATGAGAATGGTGCCTTTTTTAACAACATGTTTATTAAATAACAATTGGTAAACTAAATAAACGTAAATTTGTAACCTTAATATGAATAATTTAGTAATACAAGTACCAGAACAAGCTTTACCAGATTCCAGAAAGGATTTAGATTGGGGTAAGAGATGCGTAGATGCTGGGGAGAATGTATTGATGTTTGATTCCTCTGTAGTAAGACAAACTTTTTATAATAAAAAAGTTAACTACAGACTTAGGAACAACATGCTTACAGACAAAGATATACAACAAGTTTGTGAGCCTTATGGAGTAGAGTTTTCTGCTGCTCCTAAAAGTATGCAACATATTGGATTAGGTAATTCTAAGATTAACACTTTAGTAGGTGAAGAAGCTAAGAGATTAACTAGATATCCATTTAAAGCTTATATATCATCTGATGACCAAATGGGTATTTCTTCTAAAGAGGAAGAAGTAAGAGATATGTGGTATCAAAAATTAGTAGATATAGCAACAGAGAAATTCCAAGCTTCCATGCAAGGTCAACAAATTGACCAAAAGACTATGGAAGAAGAAATGCAAAAAGAAATTTCTAAATTTGATAAGTACCTTAAGTATAATTATCAGGATTTAAAAGAAATGACTGCTAATAAGATACTTAAGTATGAATATAAAAGACTTGATGTAGCAGATACTTTTTTAAGATGTTGGGAAGATTTCTTAGTTTGTGGTGAAGAAGTAGTGTGTATTGAAGAATTAGGTAATGATATAGTATTTAGAAAAGTTAATCCTTTGTACTTGTTTACTATACAATCTCCTGAGACTTATAAACTTGAAGATGCAGATTGGATTGTAGAATATACAATGATGTCAGTAGGTCAAGTAGTAGATTACTATCACAATGAACTCTCTAAGGATGAGATAGATATGCTAGAGCAAAGCAAAGAATACAACAGTATGAAAACTGGAGGTATTCAAATGGCTTATAATAGGGATATTACAGTAGAAGAAAGATTTGGGTATACAGCAGGAGAGTTATTTGTACCTAACCAAATTGCTACACATTATTTTGGGGGAGCATACGACCAAAGAGGAAACGTCAGAATTATGCGTGTATGCTGGAAGTCAAGAAGAAAAATTGGAAAGGTAAAGTACTACGATGAAGATGGAAGTCAACAAGAGAAGATTACAGACGAGTACTACAAGTTAGATAAAGATGCTGGAGAAACAGTAGATTGGATATGGATTAATGAGTGGTGGGAAGGAACGAAGATAGCAAACGATATTTATGTAAAGATTAGACCAATCCCTTATCAATCAAGGAGTATGGCTAACTTGTCAGAAAGTAAACCACCTTATGTAGGTATTTACTGTAATACAAATAATTCAAGGGTAATGTCTTTCATGGACAATATTAAACCAATGGATTATTTATATGATATTTATTTCCACAGATTAAACCTAGCCTTATCAAAATACAAAGGCCCAATGTTAGGAATCAATGTAAGTATGATTCCATCAGAATGGGATCCTTTGAAATGGTTGCAGTATGCTGAAGCAACTAACATTTTATTCTTAGACCCAACTAATGAAGTACTTAAAGGACCAATGCAAGGTAAATCTGCAGGTACTTTTAATCAAATGTCAGCACAAGGTATTAACCTTGAAATGGGTAACTATATTACACAGCACGTTAACCTTATTGGATTTATTAAACAACAGATGGATTTAATATCTGGAGTTAATGAATACAGACAAGGTGATATTAAAGGTGATGCCAATGTAGGTACATCTAATATGGGATGGTCAGCATCTAACTCAATGACTGAAAAATATTTTGCATTACACAATACATTTAAAAGAGATTGTATGCAAAGATTACTTGAAGTTGCTAAGTATGTATGGAAGCAGAATCCTAAGAAAGTACAGTATGTGGGTGATGACATGATGGTTGAAGTAGTTAATAGTTATGATGAATTTTGTGAATCTGAATATGATATCCACATAGATGATGGTCCAAACACTCAAGAACTTATGCAAGCCCTTAACCAATTGGCTCATGCAGGTATGCAGACAGGTCAGATTAAGTTTAGAGACCTTATTGAAATCTATAAAAAAGATAGTATATCGAGCTTGGCTAGATATTTAGAAGAAGCTCAAGATAAAGTAGTTCAAGAACAGCAAGAAGCACAACAAGCTGAGCAACAGCATCAAAAAGAACTTGCACAGCAACAAGCTGAATTACAACAACAAGCATTACAACTTGAATATGAAAAACTTAATAGAGAAGATGCAAATAGACAATTGGATAGAGAAAACAAAATCCAACTTGAAACTATTAGAGGAATGTCTTATGCACAAGACCAGGATATTAATCAAAATGATATACCAGATATACTTGAGCAAAACAAAGTTGCAATTCTTCAGCAAAAACAAGCATATGAAGAAGTTAGTAAAGAAAGAGAACATCAATTAAAGTTTGCAACAGACCAAGCAAAAAATGATATTGAAAGACAGAAACTTGGATTAATGCGTGAAGAAATGCAAACTAAAAAAGAAATTGAAAAGATGAAAACAGACACTGCTCTTAGGATTGCAAAAGAAAATAAGAATAAATATGATAAAAAATAAGCTATATAGAATAAGCTTATATAACAATAAGATAATAATTAATAAACATAATTTTGTAAACAAATAAGAAAAATGAAAATAAATAAGTATTATTCACCTGACTTTGGTGAACCAGATGGAGACGATATTCCTACAATTGATAACTCTTCTGATAAGAATCTTGTAAAAGATGTTTTAGAAGGTGGAGATTTTGATTTTGATTCAGAATTAGCTAATCTAATTAGTGATTCAGATGATGATATTGACCAAGAAAAGAGCATTGAAAAGAAAGCAAAAGATTTTGCTCCTGTTGATAGTTCTTTGAGTAATGATAGTAAAGACGATGAACCTTTATATAAAGTTTTAGCTGAACAGTTAAAATCTGAAGGTTTATTTGATGATGAAGATTTTGCTTCTGATGATGATTTTGAATTTGATGGTTCTCCTGAGAGTTTTAAATATCTAATGGAAAGACGTGACTTTAAAAGAGGATTAAAAATCTTTGAAGAAGTTGTATCTGAAATGCCAGCTAAGATGAGAACTCAATTCCAGCTATTTATGGATGGCTTAGATGAAGATTCAGCATCTGATATTGGTGGTAAAATTGTAGATTATTCTAATATTAGTTTAGGTGATTTACAAAATAATCTTGGAAAAGCAGAACAACTTTATAGAGAGCTTCTTAGAACTAAAGGATTCTCTAATGAAAAAATTACTAAGTATGTTGAAAGAGCAAGAGATTTAGATGAATTAGCTGATGAAGGTTTTGAAGCAGCACAATCATTAAATCAAGATGTTCAGAAACAGATTGAATATAAAAAACAAGAAGAACACTATAAATCTCAAAAGAGACAGCAAGAAGCTGGACAAAGACTGTATGCTCTTAAAGCAGCAATAGTACAGACACCAGAGATTTTTAAAGGGGTTCCTCTTACTGATAAAATGAAAGACCAACTGTATAAGTCAATGACAGAAACAGTTGCCTATGACGAAAATAAACAACCATTAAACAAAGTAGCAGCCTTGTCAAAGAAAAATCCTGAAGCATTTAGAATGCAGTTGCATTATCTGACTGAACTAGGTTTATTTAATACAGATGAAAGAGGTAATCTTAAACCTGACTTAACTAAACTAATGAGATTAGCAGAAACTAAAGTATCAAGATCAATTGATGACAGATTAAAAAAAGCTGCATTTAGATCAGGCTCAAATTTGAGTAATAATATATCTGAAAAAGAGTCTGATGTATTATCCTCACTTGAACATTTCCTTAAAAACAAATAAATAAATCATGCAATTATTTCAACTCCAAAAATACGCAGCTAAAGACTATAATGGTCTAGTAACTGCAAATAACTTGGGAGCTTTATACATGAAGCGACCACAGCTTGTAACTAACACCATTCACCAGATTTTTAGAACTAATTTGAAGAATGCGATGTTTGACTTCCTTAATCAATTTCCAACTGTGGAAGTTGAAGAAAATAACTACTATGAGTGGATGCTACAAGGTCAACATGAGAAAAATATTCCGTTGTTAGCAGCTTATGATGCTTCATCAGTTACAGCAGATGCTGCTGGTGAACTTGGTGCAGGTGTTTCTGCTTTCTACATGGTATTTGGCGAAGAGTACTTTGAAGCAGATAACATTATCAAAGGTAACAAAGCAGAATATTTACTTCGTGTAATCTCTGTTAAGCCTAAAGGTACTAACTATGAGTATGAAGTAGAACTTTTGACATCAGATCCAACACTTTCTGTTCCTGCAGAAGAACTTGAAGCTGGTCAGCGTTGGGCTAAGTTTTTCAACGTAGCACCATCTACACTTTCTAGTAGAGGTCAAAAGCCTAATTTCACTTCACCATTCAGAATGCGTAACAGAATTACAATGCAGCGTTTTGAATATGAAGTTCCTGGTAACATGATTAACGAAGGTAAAAACTACCCATTAGAGTTTTCATTCCCAGGTCTTGATGGTAAGCAAGAAAAAGTTTGGATTAACTACCTTGATATGGTAGCTATGTACCAAGCTGAAGTTGCTAACGTAATTATGCACTTTTATGGTCTACACAACTTTACAGAAAAAGATTTGTTCTTGAACAAAGATGCTTCTGGTAAATATCCATTAGAATCAGGTGCTGGTTTGTTTGAGCAAATTGCACCATCTAATATTCACTATTACTCAACTCTTGACTTAGACTTCTTAACTGAAGTATTCTTGGATCTATCTATTGGTAGAATTGAAATGGGTAACAGAGTTGTTACTTTGTGTACAGGTGAATATGGTATCCGTGATTTCCACAGAGCTGTACTTGCTAAAGGTGGTACTGAATTATTGCTTGGTACTGGTGGTACTGGTCCAGGTCGTAGTAATGATACTTCTGTTTACAAAGAAAATGGTGGAAAACTTACAGGTATTCCTAAGCCACTTTCTGCTGGTTTCCAATTCACTAAATACTATTCAATCAATGGTATTACATTTGAATTAATGTACTGTCCAATGTTTGATGATAAAGTTCTTTTCCCAGAGACTCACCCAGAAGGTGGAACTACTGAATCTCGTAGAATGATTGCTATGGATTTTGGTGGTGAATCAGGAATTAAGAGAGTATCTGTAAAAGGTCAACCATCTGTATTCCGTTATATCCCAGGTATGCGTGATCCATTCACACCTGCAGGTAAAGGTTCTCCTTCAATGGCAGTATCTAGATCTGATGGTTATGAAATTCACAGAATGATGTGGGGTGGAATGATGATTACTGATCCAACAAAAGTTGTAGATTTCCGTTACAACTTAGTTTAATAAATAACTATAAAGGGGGGTTGAAATATACCCTCCTTTATTTATACCTTTGTAAAAAATAAGAAAATGGCTAAAAAGATTAATGACACAGAAACATTGGATACACCATTAGAAAGCTTCTTTATTGATAAAGTAGTTAAAGTTGTACCAATTGTAAGACCCAATAGTTGGGGGCATAAATACCAAATCAGTGAAGATGGTAAAGATAAGACTAATGGTTCTTATCAATTTAATACTGCACTCACTTATTTGTCAGTACCAGTAAGTAAAAAGACAGGTCTATATATTAGACCACTTGACAATATCAAGAAAGTCAGAACCCCTGAGTTTCCTGATGATGAAATTACTGAACAGGATTTCTTTGAAAGAATGTTAGGAATGAATAAGGGTGACCTTGACATTACTAAATATAAAACAGATGAAAAGGGTAACCGTTTTCCTGATACATTTTGGCAAAGAGCTGGTACAGTTAAATTAAGAAATGAAGCAAACACTTTGGATTTATCTAGTCCAATGGATATGTTAAAATATAAAGTACTAATGTTAAATAAGAATGTGGTGGCTCCATCACCTTCTGAAAAAAACAAAAAGCGTACTTACAGATTTATGATAGTAGATCAGGAAGTTGCTGAAGTACAAGAAAAAGAAGAATTAAATATAAAACTAGAAGCATATTCTTGGTTTGCAAGAGTTAAAGCAGATATTGAACAATTGAAAGAAATTATGTGGTTGTATGATTCAAGAATTAGTAATACTACAAACTATGATTATGTGTTTGCCTATGTTGGAAAACTCGTTAATGATTCACCTGTTGACTTCTTAAAAATTGTAAATGACGTTAATAAAGATGCAAAATTATTATTAATGAGAGCTTTAAAAAACGGTGCTTTAATTTTAACTAAAGAAAGAACTTATCAATTTTTAGATGGTAAAGATATTGGCCCACAGATAAATGCAATTAAATTTATCAATGACTCTGAAAACTTTGCTATTATAGAAAGACTTAAAGAACAATCTGGAATATGACAGCTAATGAAATGTGGGATAATGTCCTTGTAACTTATGATGCACTTTACTCACAAAGTGCTCCTGGGTTTGTTGACCCTGAAGCAAGCATTATTCTAACAAAGGCTCAATGGTATTATATACTTCAAAGACTCAACCCTAAGAGTAATAGAAACATGGAGGGTTTTGAGGAAACTGAAGTTAGAATCCAAGAGTTATCTTCTTTAGTTAAAGATTCACAAGAATCAACTACTCCTCCTACAAAAGTTGGAGTAAATC